TTCAAACCGACTGCTCATTTGGTCATCGATTCTACTAAATGTGCTGCTGCCAAACTTAAGCTTATTGAGGAGTCTCTTTATGGGACTGAGTCTGAAGAAGCTACTCTTTTAATGCCTGACGAGATTGCTGCTATTTTGGTTGCTGGTGCTTAATTCTAGATTATAGTCTATAGGGAGTTATTATTAAATAAATAGTAACTCCCTAACAATTCTATGTAATAAAATGAAAAGGAGAAGACAATGTACAAAAAAACTATGACTTATACTGACTACAATGGTCAGAGTATTAAAGAAGATTTTTATTTCAATTTGACTCGTGCTGAAATTATGGAAATGCAACTTGAAAAAGTTGGTGGATTAGCTGAAAAAATTCAGGAAGTTATTGACTCAAAAAATGTTCCTGAACTTATTAAAATCTTTAAAGATCTCATTCTTCGCTCATACGGTATCAAGAGTGAAGATGGAAAGCATTTCATCAAGAGTGATGAACTTAGTAAATCATTTACTCAGACTGAAGCTTATTCCGATTTATTTATGCTATTGGCAACAAATGCTGATGAAGCTGCTGCTTTTGTCAATGGAATAATTCCAGAAAATCTTAGGAATCAAGTTGAAAAATCTCAACAACAAAAAGAATTAGAAAACAAGAAATAATAGTTTTCAAAGGAGACTAGATTATGCTTAAACTTAGTATTAGTGAAAAAGAAATATTCAATGAGAATACGAATGAGTTCACAACTATTAAGCCATGCACTATTTGTTTGGAGCATTCTCTAGTCTCCATATCAAAATGGGAATCAAAATGGCATAAACCCTTTTTATCGACAACTCAAGACGAGAAGACAGATAAAGAATTACGTGATTACATACGATGCATGACAATAACTCAAAATGTAAATTCTGAAATATATGATTCATTATCAGAATCTGAAATAAAATCAATAAATGATTATATTGGAGATTCAATGACTGCAACTACATTTACTAATAATAGGAATGCAGATTCGTGCAAAAAAGAAATATATACTAGTGAATTAATATATTATTGGATGGTTGCGTATCAAATACCGTTTGTATGTGAAACTTGGCATCTTAATAGGTTGCTTACTCTTATAAGAATCTGTTCTATAAAGAATGCCAATGGAAAAGAAAATAAGATGAGTGCAAAAGCAACAATGGAAAGTAATAAAGCTTTAAATGCAGCTAGACGATCTGCTTATCATACAAAGGGTTAATATCATGCCGATAAAATTAAAAACTAAAGGAAATTTCAAGCAAACAATAAAGTACTTGAATTCTTCATGCAACATATTGGATGTTTCTTTAAAAGAAATTAAAAAAATATGCGAAGAAACTATAGAAAAATTATCTCAAGTTTCACCATGTGATAGTATAGCTAACTCATGGAGTTATGAAATAGTTAAGAATAAGAAATCTGTTACTATATTCTTTAATAATTCGGTTACAAAAAATGGTCTTAATTTAGCTCTTTTACTTGATAAAGGGCATGCGACAAGAAATGGAAGTTGGGTTCAAGGAAAAGATTTTATAGATGAACCAATAGATGAATGCTACAATAAAATAATAAATAAAACAAAGGAGGAGTTAAATAAACTATGAGCGACGAACTTGATCAAAGAGTAGTCAAAATGGAGTTTGATAACTCCGAATTTGAAAGTAAAGTAAAGCAGACACAGAATAGTTTAAAAGATTTGGATAATCAACTTCAGTTTAATGGAACTGATGAAGGAATAAAAAAAGTAGAAATAAGTTTTTCGGGTTTGCAAGTTGCAATAGCAATGATACTTGGACGAATAACTAACAAATTGATAAATGTTGGTGTTGCATTAGTTAAATCGTTATCCGTAGATAATATATCAAATGGATGGACGAAATTTAGTCAAAAAACCATATCTGTTGCAACAATGGCAGCTCAATCAATAAAAATAGTTGGAAAAGAAATAACTGATTATTCTGAAAAAATGGTTGCTATTAATAAGCAACTTGAAAAATTGAATTTCTTTACTGATGAAACATCCTATAATTTTACTGATATGGTAAACAATATTGGTAAATTTACTGCAGCTGGAAAAGATTTGGATGAATCAGTAAATGCGATGATGGGTATAGCAAATTGGGCGGCATTATCTGGAAAAAATGCTCAGTCTGCGTCTACTGCAATGTATCAATTGTCTCAAACTTTAGGAAGAGGATACGTTCAATTAATAGATTGGAGTTCTATAGTTAACCTTAACATGGATACGCAAGAATTTAAGAATACTGTTCTTGAAACTGCAGCAGCCATGGGTGAACTTACTAAACAAGGCGAGAATTATATAAGTAAAACAGGAGCAAAGATAAATGCAAATAATTTTGCATCTACTCTTAATTCAAAATGGTTTACTAGTGATATATTGCTAAATAGTTTAGGAAAATATTCTTCCGCAGTAGAAAAAATCTATGAAATAAGTAAAGAAACTGGTTTAACTGCTAGTGAAGTAATGGCCAGATATGGTGATGAATTAGATGCATTCGGATTAAAAGCGTTTAAGGCAGCACAAGAAGCAAGAACTTTTAATGATGTCATTAATTCGATAAAGGACGCTGTTTCCACCGGATGGATGAATACTGCTGAAAAAATATTTGGTGGATATGATGAATCTAAAATTCTTTGGACAGAATTGACTAATGAATTATATTCCGTATTTGCTGAGGGTGGAAATTTTAGAAATGAAGTATTAGGACTTTGGAAGGATCTTGCAGGAAGAAGTGATATTTTTGGAAAGCATGGAGAATCAAATCAAGGTGCTTTTTGGAATATATATGACTCCATTATTGCTGTAAAAAAAGTAATAACCGATGCTTGGTCTGGAGTATTTGATTTAAGTAGTTTTACATCTGAAACAGATAGAGCAAATGATATTGCCAATAAATTTAAAAATCTTACAGAAAGAATTCAAACATTTACAAAAAAGGTTAAAGATTCATTAACAAATAATGTAAGATTAAGAGCTATATTGCAAGGAATATTTAATGTACTCAAAATTGGAATTCAATTAATAAATGGAATAAGATATGCAATTGATCCAATAATTTCATTGGCAAAAGAATTAACATTTTATTTATTTGATAAAATAGCAGCATTTGGTCTTAATCTTTCAAAAATACAGAATACTTCTGAAAAGATAGAATATGTTTCAAAAAAAATAAATTCTATCCTAACAAAAATAATAGAAGCAATAAATCCTGTAGGAATACTTGATAAAGTTTTTGATACAATTAAAAAAATATATACTGTAATTGCCAACACTCATCCACTGGAAAAGTTGGAAAAAATTATAGATCAGTTACTTAGTTCATTTGACAGTGGTGCAGCATCTGGAATTGGAACTTTTTTTGGATTATTATCCAATGGAATTGGAAAATTAATAGGATTAGCTGGTGGAACTGTTTCCTCTATTGCATCTGGAAAAATATTTGATCCTATATCATCAATATTTAATGGATTATCCAGTTTTATTACTGGAGTTTTGTCTATTTCTAAGCCTTTATTAGCAATGGCTGGAAATCTACTAAATTTAGTAGGAACTATATTGCAATTTATTGGAAAAACATTATCTGAAATAATAGGAGCTTTTAATGGTGAGGAAATGTCAAAAGTTACTAAAACACTTGTTGTTATAGTAATGACACTTGGACCTATACTAATTATAACTATTGCAATTTATAATCTTGTTTATGCAATAATAGGAGTTCTTAAACCAATATCGTATATACTTACTTCTATAGGAGATTCAATATATGCTATTGGTCAATCCTTTCAATTAAGAGCTGTATCGAGAGTAATAGACTCTATAGGACGTGCATTAATAATGTTTGCTGTATCAGCATCTTTAATAGCTAGTATTCCTACAAAAGGGTTCATAAGAGCAATGGTGACTCTCTCATTTATGCTCGTGGCAATTGGAGTACTTGTGCTTTTACTTTATAAATTTCTTCAAAATGGAAGAAAATTAGAAGAAGAAAAAGGAAAAATAAAGAGCCTAGTAGATCAATTTAAAAATTTTGCTACTCTTAAAGAATTGGCCAGTTTATTATCTTCTATGGGTACATTGTTATTAATGATATCCGCATCATTAAAAATAATAGGATCAATAGG